CGCCAAAATAGGATTATCATTGGGCTGGCCGATGATGAACTCTCCGTGCTCTTTTTCAGCCTGCACAACGCTGTCGGGTTCGCCCAGCGCCACGGCCGTCATCCGGTCCACCCAGTCGCCAGACTTCGTAGTGGAGAACATCACCGTGGGTTCGCCGTTGAGCATCACGCAGCAGTTCACCATGCCGGCGCCGCAGGACAGCGCCACGCCGGTATAGTCGTCGTTTTCTAACTCTGAATAACAGATCGCCTCGGCTTCATTAATGGCGCGGGCTTGGTATCCCCGCTCAGCCAGAATCGCCTTGACCACATCTTCGTGATAGCCCACGTCAAAGTCAGTTTCTTCTTGGTCGACGGGCTGCGCTGGAATGCAGAACACTAATTTCTCTTGGTCTTCTTCGGCATGGCCGACGACTTCCTGCAGAATAAACGCCAGCACGCGCTTGGCTTCTTTTTCATTGGCGTTGACAACTCCTCGGTACATTGGCCTTTTTACCGAGGAATTGCGCTCCACAGCCTTCTCGATGGCGTCTTGGCCGAGAATAATGAATGTGCCGTCAGCGTCTTTCACGAAGACTTTGCCCTGCAGCCCCTTCTCGATCATCTTCACGGCCACAGGCGTCGTGGGCTTGATCATGAAGTACGCGTCGCGAAAATCGCGGTACTCGACCAGCCCCACGCTGTTTGCGTCCGTGGTGTTGTTCTGCGTAGCGTCTTTCGCCAGCACAATAAACGATGTTCCGACGTCGAGTCCTTTTGCCATGATCAGCGTCCTTTGAGTTGGGCTAATTTGGAAACCGAGGCTTGAATATCATCCTCGGTGGTGGTCATTTTGCCAAGGGCGGCCGTGTCCTTGCGTTCCATGCCAGCAGTGCTAATAGGAGCCACAAATTTGCTGGAATCTATATCGGCCACTTTGGGCTTACTCTGAACCGTTTCGTTCAGAGCGCCGGGTTTGTTTTTCTGGAAGAATCCGGTTGGGCCTGCCTGTTCCTTTTCACCCAGTAAATAAACCAACAAATCCAAGCGGCCCATGATGTAGCCCAGCGCGAACGCTCCCAGCACGCAGAGATGCACTACATAATTCATGCGTTTTTCCAGCCCTTGTGTGATTTGATGCGACCGGCTTTGATGCTGCGCATATGGCTGTCCGATAAGCCATTGTTTTTGCAGAAACCCTTGAGGTTGTGAATCGTCACGACCTCGCCGGCTGGGTTTGTAAATAAGTACGTTTTAGAGTATTTCTCGACGATGGTTTTCCGGCCCCGGCTCAGAATCTCAGCCATGCGGTCCTTGGGGATGCCGTGAATGCCAGTTTTCATTCTATAGGATTTAACGCCGCCCACGCGTGACCACTCCAGTTGTTGTGTTTTTGACATGTTAACAAAACCACCGCCATTTGCGATTGAGCGCCGCAGGGCTTCTTGGCGCTGTTCGTCTGTCAGGCAGAACCGCCCGTTTACGTTGCGGTTTAAGCACAGGTCGAGGCCAAAGGTCTCGATGGCTGTGCGAATCAGGGCAGCCTCGGCGGCGCTCAGTGCTTTTTCGGCTCGTTTGGTGCGGCCTTGGTGTTTGGCGTCAAGAATCACTTTGATAGCGTCGTGCTGGTACTCGAAGTGCGCCGGGTCATTGTATTGGGCAAACGACACAGACGACCCGAAATAACTCCAGTCGTCGGTCGGGTGGCTCGCCGTAATCCGGGAACCGTAATAGAACCTGTAATCCCGCGAGGGGTAATAAATCACATACAGGTAATGCCAGCACTTCTTCGGCGTCGCCATGCACTGAATCCATTCAGTGACAGGAGCCAGTCAGATCCTTCTGACTGGGCCGCGCTTAAGGCGGCGAGATACCGGGCGCTGGTGGGCGCCAAATACTCCTCAAATGTACATGTCTTATTGTAAACACTGGCAGCACCTTAAACACACAACACGATGTCACTTGCTCATATACTTCACGGCAATATACGTGCCCACGAACGCGCCCAGACTCAGCGGAATAATGTACAGAATGTTGTGGGTGTAACTCATGACCCCGACCGCACCCAGACTGTACAGCAGCGAGCCTGTAAAACTCGCCGCAATGGCCCGCTTCTGGCCCACAAAGATCACGTACAGGGCGTACAGAATGTCAAACACCACGTACACCACAAAGACCAACACTGCCGTGTACCAACTGAAGTCTTTCATGACTTCTCCCAGAGCAGGGCCCAGAGCCGGCCGTCATTCGTGTTGAGCACGTTGTCGTGACTCTCGGCAAACGCGCGGTGTGTTCGAATCGCGGCTTCAAGATAGTCGGCGCGGGCGTGCAACGTTCGGATAGCCTCGGCAGCCTCGCGCAACGTTTCACGCAGGTCGCGGTCCCCGGTGACTTCGCTCTCGATGCGGGCAATTAGCACTGCGTAGTTTATTTGCGACATTGTTAATGCTCGTAATAGTCGTCGTCTAACAGCCGGCCGAAGGTGCAGACCCACGCAAATGCCAGCATGCCACCCAGCGCCGCCAACAACAGACCAATTATACAAACGCCGGTCCACACGACCTTGAGCGCGGTCGGCGTGCTGACATACGGCCAGAGGTGATACCCCACGACCAACCCGAACCAACTCATCAGTCCGTAAACAAACCAGCGGGCTCGGCGCTTCTCTGTGGAGTAGGCGCGGCTGGCACGGTCATACGCCGCCTGCGATTCAAAAAACCGCTGCACAGGCGGCGGAAACTCGTGATTCATAGCCGCGCTACTTTTTTTTTATGCTGCACCGGGCCAAAGTACCGGTAGTGCACGCGGTCAGGCCCCACGATAGACCCGCCGTATAAATGCAGTTGCGTGTGCTCACCCGCCAGCACCTTCATCTCAAAGAAGACGGGCGGCGCTTTCGTACCCAATGCCGCGTAGTGCAGGCCATCCCACGGCCCGCCAACGAACTCCGCGGTGTACGGCGTATCGCGCAGCGCCAGCCGGATCTCTTCCATGTCACAACTCGTCGTCGGTCCAGAATTTGTAGGCCACGGCCACTACGACCAAAGCACCCGCTAAGATAAATGTGGCAATGCTGACAAGCACAGCCACAACACCCAGTTCCGTCATTGAAACCTCCCCTTACGCCGGCAGCACATCGAGCATGCGGCGCATCTTTTCTCGATCTTCGTAACTGTCTTCCAACTGCTTCTCGTAGAACACCTTGAAGTACGCGGCAATCACCGGATCGCCCTCAAAGTTCTCCAGTTCCGACAGCCGCTGCGCGTAGTTCTGAATGACCGTGCTTTCCAGATCAATTGCACCCCGCAGGACGGCATTGATCTCTGTCTGCGGCGCAAACGTCTTGTTCGCGGGGCGATACGGCTGCGGGTGGTTGAGCCCAAACAACCGGTCCAAGAACTGCTGAATGTGCTGCATCTCGCCTTGCGCAGCCTCGGTGAAGAACTCGCGATACTCGGCTGCGTGTGGGCCGCGCACAGCGCTGGCGTGATAGAGATAAAAATGCAGGTGCACCCACTCGTTGGCGAGATCGCTGGTGAGATTATCAAGCAGATCGGACAGTGTCATGAGCGCTCCTTGTACATATCGTAAAGTTGTTTCGACCGCTGGGCCTCGGCGTCGAAAGCCCAATTATCAAGATAAATCGTGTTATGGCTAGTGGTTTTTCCGACCACCGTAAAACAATCATTTAACATGTCGCTCTGCCAGCACAGTTTTTCCTGTGAAATGACAGTTAAGCCGTATTTTATCGCGCAGGCATGGACCAGTTCTGCGCTCACAAACGGGCTTCTGCCGTGCGGATTGACTGACAAATCGTGCACGTCCCGGGAAGCCGCATACTGCTGCATATTGCTGTGGTGCAAGAAGGCTTTCCCGCCAGTAGATAAGACTCTGGCGCATTCGTTTAGATACCCCTCGATGGCGTCCATGCTGGCGTGCACCAACGAATCAAACGAGAACACAAAGTCCACGCCGCCTGTGGGCACAAAATCTAGACTTTTGCCGTCATTGGCGTAGAACCGCGCTTGCCCACGTTTAATCGCAAAGAAATGCTGCGCGCTGCATGACTGGAGCGCAGCCTCGGCAATATCAACGCCGGTGTAGTGCTGCGCCTCTGGAATTAAAAACCCAGTCCAGCGGCCCCAGCCACAGGCGATCTCTAGGATACGCCGAGCCGGCAAGCAGGCACGCAGGCGTGGTTTGAGCACGCACTGCCACTGCGTTTCACTGTCCCCAAACGGCCCGCTCCAGCCTTCGCCGTTCTCAGGAACGTGCGCGCTGTTATTCCACAGGTCGGTGTTCCAGTCGATGCTATGTTTCATGCGTGCTGAATGGGTAATCGGTGCGGCTACCGCAGATCAAGCAATCGTCTGTGCGGCGACTAGGCCCGGCGGCACCCACAACTCTCCGGCCCCAGAAGGCAAAAGCAATTTTCGCCTGTTTTCAAGATACACCAGCCCGTCGGCGTCCCGCGGCGGCGCCCAGAGTTCGTCCGCCGCAAGGTTGTGGCAGTCCCACGAGAATTGCCAGTCGCGCTGGCTGGTTGGGTCGAATTCGCCTTTGCGGAAAAACGTCGACCGCCGTAGGAATTCAGCCTTGGGCATGAACCCTATGACCCACGCCACGCTGAAATCTTCCATGATGCGCACAAAGCAATAGTAGTCGCACTGCTGCTTGATATTGGCGTCGCACACAGTGCACCAGTAATGAGCCTTCGGCGCACTGGTGCAGCGTTTTGTTTTGACGTCGATGCTGCCCAGATGTCGGGGATCGCGCAGGTCGTAGTCGTATATGTCGTCGCCCGTCGACGGGATCATGCCGGGATACAAGTCGTGGGAGATCTCTTCGCCCAACAAGCCAATCAATACGCCTTCGCCTTCGCGAATGGAATTGTTGAGATATTCGCGGCCATGGCGTTCCAGCACGCGTTCCGTCATAGCGGCTTCCCGCTGCATGGCTCGCGCCACCTGTTCCGCAGTAGGGCGCAGCCGAATCATTGCCAGCATGTTTGTGAATCCTTTCACGCGGGGTGCCGGAATATACCCGGCCCCCGCATGAGAGGCAAGACTTCACAACTTCTTCAAAATGGCAGCAACTAAAGGATGCCGGACCACGTCAGCGTGCGTGAACTGATGCGTCGAGATCCCTGAGACGCCCTTTAATTTCTCGATCACCGTGCTGAGCGGGACATGTTCAAACGGCAGGTCACTCTGCTGCGGATCACCTGTCACGATGACTTGGGTGTTCTGCCCAAACCGTGAAAGAAAGAGTTTCAGTTGCGTGTACGTGGCGTTCTGCGCTTCGTCAAATATACAGATGGCGTCATTGAACGTTCGGCCCCGCATATAACACAGCGGCGCCAACACGATAGATTTATTCACAATCTCGCGCTTGGAACTGAACTTGCCCAAGAGCGCGTCCATGGTGTCGTACAGCGGCTGCATGTACGGATTCACCTTGTCGCCAAACGTACCGGGGAGAAAGCCCAGTTTCTCGCCAGCCTCGACGATAGGCCGGGTCAGCACAATATGGCTGCGCCGCTTGTTGAGCACCTCGTTGATGGCGTAGGCCATGGCCAAGAATGTCTTGCCCGAGCCAGCCGAGCCCAGCAGAAACGTCATGGGCGAATTTTCAAGTAATTTCCACGCCTGCTTCTGGCTGTCATTGCGCAGGGTGATCTCAACGGGTGTGTTCTTGTCCTGCTTTTCGAGGTCCTGATCCCGTTTAACTTTTTGCTTGGACTTTCGCGCCGCTTTCCGAACAGCCTTGTTGTTTGTTCGCATGCTGTGCCTTCCTTGGCAATTATGTTGTTATTTCGACGGCTCCTTGGACTTCTTCTTCTTGCGCTTCGGCCGGCAAGAGTTTTCGCTGTACGGGGCTTTGCCGGGGACTGGTTCATAGCCAGCCCAGCACCGAGCGGCTTTCATTGCCGCCTGTTTGAAATAGATCTCTTGGGCGATGTTCATACTGGCTCCTTTTTGTTGCTGGGCAGGCATCTGAAAACCCATGCCCTGCATAACAGATTCTGGCTTTAAAAAACTGAGCCCGCGATCTTCCCACGTCTGAGGGTTTTGCTGTCGCGCCCGAATGGCGTCGAGCGTCTGGTTATACAAATAACCTTCTTGGCCAGTTGCGTCGTACTGCTTATTCAATCGTTCGTACAACTGCGCGGCTTCTTCGGGTGTCTTGGGTCCGTTCTTCATCCCCATGAGATACGAATACGCGGCCTGCGGGCTGGTCTTGTGGATGTTCCGCAGTGGCTCGAACTTGGCGCGCTCTTCGTTCAGCATGCGTTGACCGATTTGCGCGCCCTGTCCCCGTGTCTTTTCATCAGACATGGTGGCCGTCATGGCTTTAGCGATACGATCTTTTGTTGCGTTCGTCGCGGCTTCATTGAAGTTACTGGCGTCACGGGCTTCATCTGGAATCATGCCCATGAAGTTGCCAAAGTCACCAATCATCTTGCCCGTGGCGGCTTGGGCTTGATTGCCGAACATGCCACCCGCGGCTCCAGCCACGCCACCTGCGGCCAGACCCAGCATGCCCAGTAAACCACCAGCCATGCCACCGCCGCCAAAGAGCGACGAGAGAATACCAATCAAGCCGCCGCCCAAGCCCAGCCCTGTGAGCATCTTGTGCTCCATGGGCATTTCGTTGAACTTCGACATGGCTGTGTTGGCAGCCGCGCCCATCATGCTCGACCACGTGGTCGGGTCACTGAGGTTGGCGTTGGGGTTTGCCTGCTTGAGTTTCTCAAACTCAGACTTGATCATCTGGTTCTGGGCGTTATCAATCTGCGACTGAAACACCTTGGCGGCCTCGGTGTCTTTACGTCCAGCCTGAATATCCTGCATGCCCTGTAACAGTTGCGGATTGCTCTGCACATGTTTATTTACAGCCGACATCGCCATTTGCTGGCGCTCGGGTGCCGGAATCTTGTCATCACTTAATTTCGGCATAATGTCAGCGAACGCTTTGTCCGCAGAGCCCGCATAACCAGCCGCGGGGGCAGGCTGTGTCTTCGGGGCTGCAACTGGCGCTGCCGTCGTGGGCTCTGTGGCTGGCCCGCTGGGCTGCGTCTGGAGTTCCGTCTTGGGCGGCTTCTGGGCTGTGCTCGGACCACCCTGTGGATTGGGCTGCGTGGCCTCGGGGCTTGTTAACGCTGGCCCAGATCCAGCCAGTCCAGCGCTCTGGCCATTCGCTGCTGCTGGGCTCGTTGGCCCAGTGGCAGGGGCTTGAGTTGCTCCCGGCGTTGCGTTTGGTTGAGCCGCAGCATTTCCAGCGGGCTGCCGTTGCGCTGGTACCGTAGCGGGCGTACTCGGCGTTGCCGCAGGCGCCGGCGCAGCGGGCTGTGAAACGGTAGGAGGCGAAAGTGGCCCAGTCCCGGCAGGTGCCACAGAGGCCGGAAGCGCAGCCGCAGGCGCAGAAGTTGGAAGCGCATTGGGTATAGTCCTTGTCCCGGTCATCATCTCCATCGCATTGGTCGGGGCTTTATATCCCGCGATGTTCTTGCCAATGTCGCCGAATAAATTCCCTTTGCCGCCCCGCATCATTTCTAGGCCGTTGGTCGGGGCCGCGGCAGCAGCGTACTTGGCAATGGCGGCTTTAAGTTCGTGCGTCGTCATCAGTATCCTCTGGCTCTGGCTCGCCGACTGCGATCACGTCTTTTTCACTGTGGTGCGTGCTGAGTTCGAGCGCGCGTGACTCTTCTAGTCCTTGAAATTTGTGCCACATGCCCGGGGGAATGTGAAACGCCATGTCGGCCGTCATGGTCAACGTGGCGCCTGTCGTGTCATCATCATCCCACCCATATGTTAACAAAACCTTCCCAGCCTCTACGTACAAGACTTTGTCTTTGACTCGGTGATGCACCCACGGGCTGGTTTTGCCCTTTTTAATTAGCAGTTTTTTCCCGCAGTACCGGCCGTTCCAGATCCAGTCTTCAGAACCCCAGTCTTGCTCAACGTAAACACGCTGCTCGGCATTCAGAATGAACTTCTTGGCGGGCTCAGCCACGAGAACTCTCCTTGGTGGGTGCTGCCGGGTATTCGCACCGCCCGCCCTCACAGCACGTCTCAACGATGGTGTGACAGACGGAACAGATGAGTTTCCCGCGAATCTCAATCAGTGAATTCTTGCAGCAGGGGCACATTTTGAAAAGCGAAATTAGGCGAGGAGATCTTGGCTGCAGCGAAAGACCACGGAATAGCGCTGGTCTGGCACGGGAAGAATTTCATGCGTCCATGTGTAGCGTATATCTCCGCGCATCTGGGCCACGCTCCGGGGTGGCAACACCACGCTGTGTTTCGTGTTCGTGCCCTTGAGCGCAAACACCATGGTGGCCGGCGTGCCCAGACTTAATACGGTGATGACGCGGCCAGCCTTTGGGGCATCAATGTGGGCTGGAATGATGTCGCCCCGCTGGTACTCGTTCACCGTGACGCTGTCTGGAAAGTACGTAATCAGGCCCTGTTCGACGAGTCGGGCGCCCAGCGTGGCAAAGTGCTCGGGGATCGTGGCCGACACCATGTAATTGTTATACGCGCTGGAGTCGCCGTAGCGCTGGATCGTGCTGCGGCCATTGGACTCTGTGTACGTCACCGTGGCCGGCACAATGAGTTTGGGCAGCAACGCCTGTTCTTCCGCGGGCGTGATAAAGTCCAGCACCAGCGTCAGGCCCAAGGCTTCAAGAGTATTTAGGTCGGTCGGCATAGGTGGTGAATCTCAGTTCGGCATGTAAACAGCGGCGCTTGAGCAGGGCTTTTTTATACTCCGCAGTCATCTTGCGGACATCTTTATTGTAGCACTGGTAATTCATAAAATGCCCAAACACGATATGGCAGGGGTGCGCGCACAATGTAATTAAATTTGCAGGATCTAATTGCTTGCTCTCGTCGAAACTCACCGGGATCACATGGTGCACGGCTAACTCTGTGTTTCGGCCACAAGCAGCGCAGCACGGCTCTTTCAATAAGTGCGCATCCCGGACTTTCTTCCATTGGCTGGCCCGCTGCCGCATGGCCAAGATCTGTCTGGGTCGAAGCCAGACGGGCAAGAGATGCAGCAGCATGTCAATCATGGCTGGAGTTCCTTGCTGCCCTGTACATGTCGTGGGACATACGGGCAGTTCTGACACTTCCTGCCGCAACACTTTTTTTGTGCTATCAGAGTTTCTTTCGACAGAGGCTGATACGCGGGTTTCTTCTCACAGGACATTGTGCGTGAAACTCTGCTCATACGCTGCATAGATTTCAGCGTACGCCACACCCCATGCGGCATCGTGGGCTAACTTGTTAAACGCTTCGTCCGTCGTGGCGGCGTCTAACATATGGTTCCACGCCCGGGCATGCGCCCATTCATGCAGCAGCACATCCATGGCCTTGTGCTCATCCAGCGTCTTATCAATCTGGATGTGGAACTGCTTGCCGACTTTCCAGCAGCGGCCCTCTAACCTATTAGAGAGTTGCACGCGGCGGACGCTCACAGGAAACGCCACGGGGCACTTCTTCTTCAGCATCCGGAGCAGGTCGTTGTACGTACGGTATTTGCCCGCCATAGCACGGTCCTCCTTGACGCTAGAACCCCAGCATCCATGCCGGGCACGGGTCAATTATACAGGACTGGGCGGGAATCCCGGCCTGCTTTTGCGGACCGCAAAATGTCCCGTTTGCTATTTTGGGCTTATTTTGCGGGAAAAATTGCCCCCCTTGACAGGGCCCCCCACTTGAGCGATGGTTGGAGTACGTTTGGGAGGAGAGTCTGCCACGGAAGGCGCTAACTCGAATGGGAGTGCTTTTATGGCGGCGACTAAAACCCAAGGCGAAGTCGAAGCCCAGATCGGTGCTGACTTTGCCAAATTCTACGCCACGCTGTTCACCCGCGGGCCCAAGCATATCCAAGTTAATATGCTGCCGGCGTCAGCCGTAGTTGTCACGCAGAATAATTTCACTTCGGCTGAGAAACAGATTTTACAGCCGAGTATTCTTTACGACGATTCTGGCCGCAAGATGTTTAAAGACATGCGGGCCCGGATCATCGCGGCAAACCGGGAACAATTAACAGAGATTATCGAGAACGCTGCGGGCGTGGGTGTAACCAGCATGCACCACGACATGTCCACGGTCACCGGCGAAGAAGCGTTTATCTTCTCGCTGCGGGACAAGCCCGAATACCGGCTGAATCACAACGGCCACACTGCGCGCTTCCGCTGTACCGCGTAGCCTAGGATTGCATTTGTTGGAAATAGGTCGCAGCAGCAGCCTTGGCAATATCGGCTGAGGTCTGCCGCTGCATTTCACGCTTCCGAGCGGCCGCCATAAATTTACGGCGTTTGGCTGACTCTTCTTTGGCCTTGGCTTGGGCCAGCGACTCTTGCCGACGCTTAATTAGATTCTGCACAAGTTTAGTGGCGCCGTACCCAGCCGCACCCATAGCCCCGGCCGCCAGCAAGCCAGCCACGATGCGCCGATTGCGGGACTTTGGCATCCACTCGTTGATAATGCGGTTGCGATAGTCGGTTTTCCACTTATCAAGCAGCGGCTTATTAGCCGGATTGTTGTAGTCAGGGTATTCGGGATTCTTCGGGTCTGTGATAAACCCGCGGCTGGCTGTTTCTTTTGCTCCGGGCGTCGGGATCACCATGCCAACCGGCGTGGACCCATCGTTCGCAGCCAAGTCGGCTGGGAGCACACTGGCTGGATTGGCACCAATGGGTACGCCGTGGTGGGCCAGTACGCGCGCGGCTGGCTGCACGCAGTAGTCTTCCGTGCAAACCGGCGGCGGCAACGGCGGAAGAAAACTACGGTCCGCCATCACAGCCTGTTCGGTCGGCGCGATCTTGGGGAACAACAGGCGGCGGGCACCGGCACTGATGGCACCACCGAGGTTGTAGGACCGCATGGGATAATGCTTTTCAAACGCTGTGTCGACGTTTGCGCGCGCTTGGGCTGCAACGCCCGGCACCGGACTTTTCAACAGGAGTTCCATCTGCGGCGTGCGAGTGACCAGCATGGGGTTGGAGTCGCGATCACTCAGATTGTCCCAGACTTTACTGGCGTCTTCTGGGGTCATGGCCTCGCGCTTGTAC